GATTTAACTCAGCTAAAATGACGTTGAAAAATCTTAAAAAGAGGCTTTTCCCAACTCCCGGTGCTGGTCTCCTGCCATGGTATAAGAGAAGAAAATTACGAGATAACCCTATGGATGCTAACGGAAATATGTGTGATGGACCAGATCTTGGTTAATAATAAAATTATTACGCACATATTTACTAAAAGATTATGTCTAGTTTAAACGTTAAATTACCAATTACCAGAAACGATGTTGATGGTTTCACAATGATCAAAGATTTAAAATCACTCTTAAATCAAAATTTAAAAATGATTATTTTAACCAATCCCGGTGAAAGAGTTATGGATCCAAACTTTGGAGTTGGAATTAATGCATATTTATTTGAAAATTTTAATAACTCGATTTACACAGATATCAGAAATAGAATTTTAGAACAAGTATCAGTATATTTACCTGTTATCACAATTGATTCAATTACTTTTGATGGAAGCAAGGAAGAACAAAATCTTTTAGGTATTTCAATTTCATATTCAATACCTAGTATTGGTGTAAAAGATTTATTAGAATTCACTATTTAATGAAGAGGGATATAAATGAGCGATAATCAAAAGAAAATAATTCCAATTAATTATACAAATCGAGACTTTACATCAATAAAGAAAGATTTATTAGATATCGCTGAAAGACTTTACCCGGATTCATTTCAAGATTTTAGTGATGCAGCTTTTTCATCACTCATGTTAGATGCAGTAGCGTATGTTGGTGATCAACTTTCATTTTACTTAGACTACAATGTTAATGAATCATTTTTAGATACATCATATCAATATAACAATATTCTTAGACATGGTAAAAGTTTAGGATTCAAATTCACCGGCCGACCTTCAACCTATGGAAAAGCAGCCATTTACATTAGATTACCCGCAACAGGAGTTGGACTTGGAATTAATAGAAATTACGCGCCGATTCTTAAAGCTGGGACACAATTTAAAAGTTCCACGGGCTTAAATTTTACATTGGTAGATAATATAGACTTTTCAGACAACAGATTGCCCGTTGTGCCCGTTGCAACTAACGCTAATGGGTCACCTACCTTCTACGGTGTTAAAGCTTACGGAACCGTTGTTTCTGGTCTTTTATTAACTGAAACAGTAAATGTTGGAAATTTTCAAAAATTCGCTAGAATTTCACTAAGTTCACAAAATGTGTCTGAAATTATTTCGGTTTTTGATAGTGACGGTAACGAATATTTTGAAGTGGATTATTTAGCACAAGATATTGTTTATCGAGAAATTTCTAACACTAATTTTAAAAATGATAATGTGCCTTCAATTATAAAGCCGCACTTAGTTACTAGAAAGTTTACAGTAGAAACAAGCAACAATAATACTATTTTACAATTTGGTAGTGGTAAAGCATCGGACACCAACATTGTAGCGGACCCTCAATCAGTTGCCATAAATGTTCACGGAAAAACATATACTACCAGTAGGTCATTTGACCCAACGAGGCTTAGTCAAAATGAGTCACTTGGTATTGTACCAGAAAATACTACGTTAACAGTCACATTAAGAGCAACTAATCCCGGTAGTTCTAACCTTTCTGTAGGTCAATTAAATCAAGCAACGAACGTATTGTTAGATTTTACTGATAGAACTGTTTTGTCTGATTCAGTTATAGACGGCATTAGAACATCAGTTGAAGTTAATAATGAGCAACCAATTACCGGTGATGTTTCAAATGCTACATCAGACGAAATTAAACAAAGAATATTTGATACTTTTCCAACTCAGAATAGAGCAGTTACACAGGCTGATTATGAAAATTTAGCATATCGCATGCATTCTAAGTTTGGCTCTGTTAAAAGAGTATCAGTGCAAAGAGATCCCGATTCTCAAAAAAGAAATTTGAACATGTACGTCATTTCTGAGGATAGTTTTGGAAAATTACAAAAAACAAACTCAACAATTAAAAGAAATTTAAAAATTTGGTTAAATGAGTATAGAATGATTAATGATACTATTGATATTCTTGACCCTTATATTTTGAATTTTGGTATTGAATTTAGTATTAAAACAACTCCGGGTGCAGATAAAAGAACAACTATTTCTAGATGTGTTGCAGCACTTGCTCAAAAATTCAACAACAATTACTATATTGGTGAATCAATTGTGATATCTGATATTTATTCTACACTTAATGCTACAACAGGCGTCCAAGATGTGATCAAAGCTAGAGTTGTCAATAAAACAGGAACAAGTTATTCTAGTTCAACAATTGATATTAACAGTAATTTATCTCCTGATGGAAACCAACTTATGATTCCTAAAAACGCAATCGTAGAATTTAAGTTTCCAGAGACAGACTTTGTGGGAAAGGCTAAATAATGATTAAAAATTATACCGCATCTGCAGATAATACAATTGTAAGTGCGTTTAAAGTAAATTTACAAACTCGTGGTACTGGCTCTAATACTGGTCAAGCTGACGTTTTAGAGGTATTTTCAATTTACGGCCGCCAAACCACTTCGTCACAAGAGCTTGCAAGAACACTGATACAATTTCCAATTGATCAAATTTCTAATGATCGAACCGCTGGTAGGATCCCTGCAAGTGGTAGCGTTAATTTTGTTTTGAACCTTTATAATGCAGAAACATCGAAAACTGTTCCAAGAAATATGATCTTAGTTGTTAATCCCCTTTATAATAGTTGGCAGGAAGGAACTGGTCTTGATCTTGAAGGATATAGAGACAAAACCAAGGGTGCCGAAGGCAGTAACTGGATGGTTAGAGCCAATACTCCCGGTGTTGCTGAAAAAACAAAATTCACTTTTACATCAGATACAAAAACAGAATATGGTGCCGGCTCTGGAGCTAACTATATAAAGCTCTATAACGGAACCACAAGATATAATATTTGGTTTAACGATGGCTCTGGCGACACCGCCCCAGTCGCAGATGGGACAGAAGTTCAAGTAAGTCTTGCTGCTGGTTCTGACGATACTGCTGCTGAGTTTGCAGAAAAATTTAAGGTTGCTGTAGATGGTCTCTCTGATTTCAGTGCGACCCGCGACGGTGCTGCTGTTACAGTAACGGCTACTGTTCTTGGACCAACGTTAAACGCTGAAAAAGTTGGCACTATAAGTCCCATAACAATTGAGATCACTCAAAATGGCACAAAAGAAACTCCATGGCACTCAGTCTCTGGCGGTGGCGATTTCTTATCTAGTTCCACCACGCCGGCAATATATGCAGACTATCATTACACACAGCTTTTTGAGTCTGGTTTGGAGGATTTGGAAATTGATATTACCGCTTTGGTAGAAAGATGGATTGAAGGCGCCGGTGGTGGTGGTGATGCAGGTGGCATTGCCAACTATGGAATGGGAATTAAATTAACTTCTAGTCAAGAAGCTTTCGGGGTTGCTCAACTGGTTCACGCTTCATCAGATAAGCCAACACAAAACATACGTGATGGCGCTACAACATCTTTTTATACGAAAAGGTTTTTCTCTCGCGGGACGCAATATTTCTTTAAGAGACCTTTAATTCAAGCAAAATGGGACTCAAGACGTTTTGATCATAGGGGTCAATTCTTTATTAGTAGCTCACTAGCTAAATCTGAAAACATTAATGATTTATATTTCTACAACTATGTTAGAGGAAGATTAAGAAGTATTAACTCTAGCGACTCGGTAACAGTTTCTATTTATTCTAGCTCCGCTGGAGAACCAACCGGTGCAACTTTAAAAATTAAAAACATTAATAATAATCTACAGTATGCAGTCTCTGCTAATGAAATTTCTACTGGTGTTTATAAAGCTAGATTACAAGTTACAAGCTCGCTCACAAACTTACATGATGTTTGGAGTTTAGGTAGTCAACAAATATTTACAGGCTCAATTACATCGGTTCCTATGGGAAGCACAACACATCCAAGAGAGCCCGTTTACTTTACTAATATTACTAATTTACAAAATTCTTATGCGCCCACACAAACAGCGAGATTTAATCTGTACGTTAGGGAGAAAAACTGGAACCCAACAATTTTTACAAAAGCAAAAGCAAGCGCCCCTACATTATCAATTGCCACAGCATCTTATCGTGTTATAAGAACGTTTGATGACTTAGAAGTAGTTGGACATGACACAGGTTCTGGCTTGCTTTCTACAGGGTTATCTTTTGATGTATCGGGCAATTATTTTGATTTTGACATGAGATTATTGCAGCCCGGATATGAATATGCATTTAAATTAGCTTTTTATGATGATGAATTATCTTCATGGCAAGAGCAAAAAAGAGAATTTAAATTCAGAGTAAGCGATTATGAGTATTAAGAAACTTTTTGAATCTACGAATAAAGTAGACAAATTTATTTCAGACACAACCAGTAAAGATGCGTTCAATTCAGAGGCGGAGTCTCAGTTTAATATTGAACAAAAGACTATTGATCAAGAGCGCTATGTACCACAAGTAGACTATTCGTATCCAGAAAACTTTGCTAGATACGGATCCGCACGTCTTTATTACAAGTCTGCTCTTACAAGAATATCTGAATTTTACCCTTACGACGGTTCAGAAGGCGAAACTAACGAGTTCTTAAATGGGTGTTTAGATATTGAAAGATATATCTTAGACAATCTTTACCCAAGAACAAATGGGTATATTATCTTAAACAATGCTGGTCACACAACTAAAGTCATGCAAAACGGCTTTGGTTTCCCTAATAGTAACGAACATATTGATTTAAAGGGTGGACCCGGAGTTGGAAGAGTTACATCTGGCAAGCTTAGAGATTTATTGCCAAATCCTAAAAATAGTAGTTATGATTACTCAAACATCTACGATGAAAATATTTATCAAACTGCCGGATTGCCGTCTGATTATGGTCAGGGATCGAGAACATCAAATTTAAGAAGCAACTTTAATGATGGTGTTACCTTAGAGTTTTGGCTTAAAACAGGTTCTATTGACCCACTTACAACACAAAGACAAGTAGTATTTGATTTATGGAATAACGAACATTCTTCAAGTGATAATTACGGCCGCTTAACTTTAGAAGTTACCGGCGCTAACCATGCTCAGCCTTCAACATTCCGCCTTAGTATCGCTTCTGGCTCAACAGTTATAAATTCTTTACCTCTTGGTGATTTCGCTGTAAGTCAGCTTGGAGATTGGGCACACTATGCAGTCGTCCTATCAGCACAAAGCGCTTCGTTATATGTTAATGGTCAAAGAAATAACGTCACAAATTATGGCACTGCTACTGCCACCATAGCCATATCAGACTCTGGTGGTATCATAAACGGAGAAACTTTTACTCTAGTTGACTCAACGGGTGTAAGCACAGTTTATACAATTAATGGTGGTGTCAATCCTGATGACGGTGGTGGTTCCGGCGGTACAGCTACAGTTGGTTTTTCTGGTGTGGGCGGTGGCGGTGCAGGAAAAATCGCTGCCGCTGCAGCAATGGTCACAGCTATTAATGCAACTACCGATGCCAACTATACAGCGGTCTCTGATGGAGTTGATACTGTAACAATTACTCAAGGAACAGTTGGAGCGTCGGGGAACAGAACAAACACTGATTCAATCACATCTACTACAGTGTCTGATTTCACCGGCGGAAAAACACTTGGAGCTTTGTACGAGCCCAACACAATCGGAAGAATCGGAGCACTTGTAACAAACTCAATTCCAGCATCTTCTGGTGCAGAAAGAACAGGCTCAGCCGGATCCGGTAGATTATCAGGTTCAATGGACGAATTCAGATTTTGGAAGACCGCGCGTAATGGAAAACAAATTGGCGAAAACTGGTTTACTCAAGTTCGCGGTGGTGCTAATAGTGACATATCAAACACTACTTTGGGTGTTTACTATAAGTTTAATGAAGGCATTACAGGCGTTAATACCACTGATAACGTGGTACTTGACTACGCCGGTCGCGTCACAAATGGAACATGGACTGGTTACAATGCTGGTGCAAGAAACACTGGTTCTGCAATTGTTTCAGCCTCAGCAGCGACAGCAGAATTCTTAGATCCAATTATTAGAACTAACCACCCGAGTTATGTAAGTTTAAATACTGAACTTCTTTCTACAGGTTCTTATCATGATGGTAGAAACACAAATAAATTATTAAATCTTCTGCCATCTTGGATACTTCAAGAAAATGATGAAGATGAAAATTTTGATTTAAATTATATTACTCATATTATGGGTACGTATTTTGATAAGTTATATTTACAAATTTCTGATTTACCAAACTTAAGGCACCAAACACACACTAGCGGGACATTTAAACCGATATCTTTTGCAGAGCACCTTCCACAATCTCTTGGATTATACAGTCCTGAAATTTTTATTGATTCTACTGTGTTGGAAAGATTTATGAATCGTAGTGCAGATGGTGTATTTGAAAATGAATTAGAAGAAGCTAAGAATTTAATTTATCAAAATCTTTATAACAACTTAGCAGAAATTTATAAAGCAAAAGGCACCGAACAGTCCGTAAGAAATGTTCTTAAGTGTTTTAATATAAATGAAAATATTCTATCATTAAAAGTTAACTCAAACAATTCAGAATTTATTTTAAGAAATAATTTGGAACAAAAACTGTTAAGAAAAAATTGCGCTAACTTTAACACAATAGACAACTCAACTGCTGTAATTTATTCAAAAAAACTAGACTCGGCTATTTTTAAGGGCTCTTCTTCGGAAATTTTAGGCTCTATAACAGGTAGTACAAGACAATATGGCTATGGTTTTACTTATGAAGGTAACGTAATTTTTCCCAACTTTGAACCCAGTGTTTTATCAAGTGTAACGCTGAGAGATTCTGGAGAAGTATCTTTATTTGGAACTGTCACGCCGCTTGATACAACTGCTGGGATAAATGGAACAGATACAACAGCCATAAACGCTACACTCGATTTTGGAAACTTTAAATTTTTTGCAGTTAGAGACGATCTTAAATCAACCAATGCTTACTTTAAGCTAGTTGTAGCCAACCCTACAGGCCCCGATATAATTTTAACAAGTTCAGTTTATAATGATGTTTACAATGATGAGCCTTGGAATTTATCTGTTCGTGTACGACCAAAAAATTATCCATTAAGTTCTTTTGTTGACTCGACGACTCACGAAGGCTACGATGTTATATTTACTGGCTTCAATCCAAAAACAACAGACTTATTTAATTCGTTCATATTGTCTGCATCAGTAGACGAGACTCTCGGTAAAAAATATATTGAATCTAGAAAAAGAGCCTATGTTGGTGCTAACAGAGAAAATGTAACAGGTCCAGTTATTAATAAAAGTGATGTTTTAGTCTCATCTGTTGCATACTGGCTTAAATCACTAGATAACACAGACCTTCAGCAACACTCAGTTGATTTAGAAAATATAGGTCTTTCAGGTTCTTTTAGAAGCTTGTCTGCACTTGACACCACAGATAGTAGTGTTGAAGTTTTAGGTAGAGATACATTAGCATTCAATTGGAATTTTAGAAACGTTGATAGCTCTGATAGTTCTGGTAATTTTGTTGTTGAAGATTTTAGCTCTGGTTCTACTGACGTAATTAATAAGTTTGGTTGGGCTGGAGGAATATCTGGTTATTACTACACTGGTTATGGATTTGGTTTTGCTAATTCATCAACATCAGTTGTAAATAGGCAATCTGTAAACACTTATAAATTTATTGATCCAGAGAGACCCATTTCTTCTGACATGGTTCAGATTTTTAGTGACTCTGATGATTTAACTCCGAATTTAAGAAAAGAAGAAATAATTCCGAACTATGTTTATGCTTTAGAAAAAAGTGTATATGGTGCAATCTCTGAGGAAATGCTTGATTTCTTTGCAGGCGTGGTTGATTTTAGATCAATTATCGGCGCACCTGTCAACTACTATAGACACAGATACAAGGAAATGGAGAAACTTAGACAAACATTTTTCCAAAGAGTATCTGAAGTTTCGACGGTTGAAAAGTATACAGAATATTATAAATGGTTTGATGACGCACTAACAACAATTATATCACAATTGATACCTGCTTCCGGTGAATATATTAATGATATTCAGAATGTTATCGAAAGTCACGTACTTGAAAGAAATAAATATCAAAATCGTTTAAATATAATCGATTCTAATACATTACCAGAATTTGAATCTGCCACTGATTCTGGTGATCCGGGCGGGGATCTTTACGTAGAAGCATCATCGCCGCTTGAATCCTCTCCAAGACCAACAAATAGGCATCCAGTGTTTTGGCAAAAAAGAGCCGACAGGAGATCTTTAGAAATAAGAACTGGTACCTCATCTGCACAAGTTGCTATTGATACACAGAGAAATAAATTTAGAGATGTTATCTATTCTAACCCAGTACCATCATCGTCATTTAAAAAGCCATTACTTGTTACATCAGGTGGCACTAAGTATAGATTAAATAATTTTAATAAAAGAACTCGATTACAAAAATTTAAATTTGATATTAATGTTGACGATGGTTTTTCTGGTAGACAAAGAGACAAAGGTGTTTCTCCTAGAGTAGTCAAAGCAGGTACTAATTTTGAAGAGATTAAGAGCTTTGATTACTTTAGATCGGCAGTTACTCCCGGCGGACCAATTAATTCCGAGGGTGGCAAGCTTGTTCCTGTAAACGTTTTATTGGGACTTGTTCAAGATTCAGTTGATTTACCTTATGTGATTGATCCACACAGACCGGCCGATGCAATTGTAAAAAGAAAGAAAGTATTTAAAGTTCAGCACGGTCGTGATTATGAAGATGGAATCGGATTTAAGAATGTAAAGTCTTCTTTAGGTTTCCCGTTTAATGTTATCAGTTCCAGCGTCGAGGTTAACTCTGGTTACAATGCAGAGGTGGTATCTAGGGTAGGCAACTACTTGATGATTACAAACGTCCACAACGACGTTTATGGCGATAATTTTGAAGTACCAATGCAAGGCGCCTTTACTCGTGATGTTGTCGGCGGTTTACAGTACAGACACATAAGAATAAATACAGGTAGTGATCAACAGGATACAAGACCAGAAGGTTTCAGAATTCATCTCGGAACATGCCCGCCTTCAACAGAAGGGGCTATTGGCATTGTTGGTCCTGATTATCCGCCACCAAACTACAATCTCCCTGCTGGTTCAAGCATAAGACCTTATCCTTACCCACATACGCCAAAAGCGCATATGTATCGTGATTTAGTTACCAAAAGACCGGTTAACATAAGAAATATTGTTAACAACGATGGTAATGTAACTGTGCCCGGTAACTTTAAAGAAAACTATCAAGTTATTCACTCGGTTGGTTCGTTTAACAATCCAAGGGCTTTTATTGACAAGCAGCCAACATTACCATCACAATTATCAGATGTGAAATTTACAACAAATGTTAGAACACTTTTAGGAATTAAGAGAACAAACGATGCTCATACTGCCTTAGTTGATGAATACAGCACTTCATATCTTACTGGAACAACTAATAAATCAATTATTATATCTAGATTTAGTGCTCCCGGTGGTATTGAGGTAATGTCAAAAGGATATTTAGATTTTAAATCATCTGAATTAAGTCCATATAATTCCATACCATATCGCAATTTAACTGTTGTTAGACCATCACAGGGACCGAGTGGTACAATTTCTACCGCAGCTACCAATGGTGATACAACTGATATTCAAGTTTTCGACATACATGGTAGAGATTATGGTTTAAGATCTCATCTTTCTAGACATGCGAATAGATTTGGTAGAGATTCGTTATTTGTAACGAATCCCGGTGATACGTATACTGAGCTTCCTAGCTTTCACAAGATCAATAGAAATAATTTACAAAGAATTCAAATAGCTGGTTATAACAACCAATTTGTAGATTTCTATGGTACAAGCTCTGTTAAAAACAATTACTTTGTACAACATCAGATTCCAAGATCTGACAGACAATATATG